GTTTTGCCACTTAATTTTAAATCTATATTTTGAAGTTGTTGGTATTCCCACTTTAGGGTCGTTAGATAAAACTTGTTCCCCAAATTCATTGGTTGTTACATAATCTAAATTCATTGGTAAATTAACCAACCAAGTACCATCACTATCAATTATTTTACCATCTTGTTCTAACCTATATTGTTCAAGAACCGGGTATCCATTGTCATCGGTATTAATTGTTTGTCTAATTGCGAGTATTTGTCCAGGACCCGCAACTAAATCACACATATTTCCTGAATTAATTTTTGGTTTACAACTTTTCTTAAGTGCGTCTTCGTTTGTTGTCGAAAACATTGAACCCATAAAGACAGAAGTAGGTTGTATATTGATATTTGCCGATGCCGTTAAATCAAAATCAACTCTTGTTATCCCTAATAAACAAATGTCAGGTTCTCCCCATAATGGTTGAACACTTACAATCTTATTTAATGATCTAATTTGTGGTAATTCTTGTAAATTACTTGAGGTTTTGAATTTACTTCCGTCAACCTGTGACTCTGTCGCCAAACCTGAATTAACCAAATCCTGTGGTGATAATGAAAAACAACCAATATCCGATAAATCAACATCCATAAATATTGTTTGTTCTCCCGTAGGAACTCCAAATATCATATAGTCACCACTCTCATTTGTTTTTACGGTGAATTTATAATATTTATCATAAACTTCTACCAAAGTGGAGTCAGTTAATACATCTTCTCTACTTGGGAATGTTCCTGTCGCAGAATGTCCTTGATATGAAGGTTCATAAGGTAATAAATTATATCTGTAACCATCCTCATTTAAATCATCAATGTTTTTATACGGATATAATTGTGAAATGATTGGATTTTGTGCGTCTTCGTCAGTTATAGGAATGAATACCGAAACTTTGGCGTTAGGAACACCAAATCCTCCGTTTACTAAAACTCTACCGACAACAACACCGTAATCAGAACACATACGAGTATATATATCATTCTGAAATATCTTCAAAGATAATATCTCCAAGTATTCAAAATCTTGATCTAATTGTATTTTAATGGATTTGTCAACACCTGGTTGGGTTCTAATTCTATATGATTTTGGCATTAAATTCTTTTTTTGATAAATAGTTTATTTCCTATTTTCAAAAAATAATTCTTTTATTCCAAAAATAAATCATCAAGAGAAATTGACGGTTTTTAAATTAAGAACTCTAACATTAATATCCTTGTTTGGATATCTAATTTGATAGATTTGAGTAGGTTCGGCAAATATCGTATCCGTTACTAAACCAATCTCTTTAGTTGCTGGATCAGAATATGGTTGAGATGTTTGTGATGACGAGTATTGTCCTCCGACATTATTAATAAAACTCATATCAGAAATACTAATAACTCCGTTTTCACTTTGAATTAACCTTCTTATTTCGGACACATACACATTTTCTCCCATTTGTCTTTGTAATGGACTAAAGTATGTTGAGATTATGTCAATTATTTTTGCAACAACTGAACCTTGATTTTGACTTGCATCCAACACCACATCAACATTAACACTTAAGTCAACAACATTCGCAGTTTCAATTGAAATGTAGTCGTTTATCATTCTATAATTAGATAGGTAATTGGCAACATTACTTTTGAGTGTATTTGATACCACTTCGGTTAATTTACCTTCGGCGTCATAAGATAACATTTTTATTTTTATCTTATTGTTTTCTTCAGTAATCGCAACTTTACCAGGTGCCCCGAATTGTGACGGCATATTCCTTAAAATTGATTGGTAATCATTTATAGTTACCGCTCTGTTTTGTGCTGCGAAATTATATGTAACAAATTGTCTCACCTCCTCTGTTGACGGTGCGTTAGCCCCTCCAATTGCCGCAGTGACATTATTACAAGACAATGAATTAATAACCGTTGTATTGACAGATTGTGAAGGACCATTTACATAGAATGAAACTGTCCCTATTTGGTTAATAACATTAACACCTAAATTAGTTCCTTGTCCACCACCAACTCTATACTGAATGAATAATGTTGTGTTGGATTTTAATGCGGCTCCTAACGCCAAATTATTAATGTATTTACTCAAATCTAATTGATATCCATTTCTCGCAAAATCTCTTAATTGTTCGTCCGCAGAAACATTACCCCCACCAAAAGTTAACTTCATAAATCCTTCGGGAGTGTATTCGGTAATAAATTTAGTATTTGTTTCAATGTATTTACCAACTTTAATTCCTGGCTGATCAGAAACCTTTGTTGGATCCTCAACAAATACTCTATTCTCCGCCAATGCCGGTACTTCATACCATCTATCATTTAAACTTAAGAACTCTTGTGTATTTGGAACCGTTGAGTATTGTGTTCCGTCTTTTAATAAAATACTTGTAACACCTAAAACATTTTTTTCAGGTAAGAAAAGTTCAAAGAAAGGTTTAACATCATTTGGTGTTATAACTCTCCTAAAAACTTTAGTTATACCATTAACAACTACTTCTCTTTTTACTATTGTATAATTGAGTAACTTACCGCTAGCATCAAAATTAGGGATTTTTAATCTATTTGGTGATCCTTCAGAATTAATAGGTGATGAAAAATCAATATCGTAAACGGTTTCAAAAGGTTGTCCCGCACCATTAACTTGTGAACCTCTTCTCAATATACCACAATATCTTAAATCTTCTCTGTCACCAAATGCGGGAACCGTAATAGATAAATCAACCAACGCAACCGAAGGTCTTAATCCTGGTATTTTTAAACCATATGTTCTCGCAATGTTATATATTGATGATTTTTGTTGTGCGTATTGTAACACAGTTTCTTGAATACTCCTATCAATATTAAAGTGTAGGTTGTCGGTTACCGCGGCATTCAAATCTAACATTACCGAGAATATCCCAGCATCATTAAAATTCTGAACTAAATCGGGATAATAAGTTCTTGTAAAGTTTATTAACTCTGTTCTTATTCCCTGAAAATCTCTCGTCGTATACGATATTTTTTTATTTGCCATATTCTATTAAATATTAATGATAACAAAATCACTTGATTCAAAAGCACTATTAGTGGTTTTATAATCAATTCTAATTTTTGCCGTATGTTCTAATTGTGATATATTTGAGACGGTAAATTCTCTTTTATCCTCACCATTTATGTATGTTCCTTTGTTTTCTTCTTCCATTGATGCGTCGGTTATCTTAACATCAGTCACCAATAACCCCGGCATATAATTTGAAACCGAATCTCTAATCTCCGACTCTATTTCCGCAAATGTTGGACCGTCCAATGGTTCAAAGATGTATTCATATAATCTTGTTCCAAAATCAGGTAAAAAATACCTAGTTCCTTTTCGGGTTAATAATAAATGTATTAAGTTACTTCTAACCTCTTCATCTTTAGTGTCAGAACAATCTAAATACTTACCAACATACGAATCTTGAAAGGGGAAATTTATCCCATATGTAATTCCATTTGCCATATCTAATAAATATAATGTTGGGAAGTTTTATATAAATAAAAAATCCCAACATAAGTCGGGATTATATTTTAGGATCCACATCCAAAACAATCAAACTCTGAATCTTCAGGTTTTGGTGGTAAACCATCGTTAGAATATTCAACTTTTGGTGGTTCAGGGGTTACCTTTGGTTTCTCTACTCTTGAAGTGTTTATTGCCAAATGTTTAGCTCCTGTGGATATTGCTTTAGTTCTAACATAATAACATAAAGTTTTTAATCCTTTTTCCCAAGAGTGGAAATGTGATGAGGTAATCTTTGATAATGTTGGGTTAGCCATATAAATGTTCATAGATTGAGATTGATCAATAAATGGTGCTCTGTCTGCCGCCATATCAATTAACTCTCTCTGTGATATCTCCCAAATTGTTTTGTATTTAGGGATTAAATGTTCAATTCTTTTAACTTTTTTGTTATAATGTTTGTCTTCAGTATCCAAATAGTTGTTAAAGTTAATATTTTGAATTGAACCTTCATTAATGATGATTTCGTTTTTCAAATCTTCTGACCAAATACCTAATTTTTCAAAGTCATTAATTAAATATTTATTAACAATCATAATTTCACCACCAACTACTCTTCTGTTAAATAAAGCCGAGTGTGCGGGTTCAGTCATTTCAAATGAACCAGTAATTTTAGCGGAAGACGCAACAGGCATTTGAGCAGTAAATAACGAGTTACAAACACCATATTTCTTCACATCTTCTTTAAGTTGGTTCCAATCCCAATATCCTGATAATTCACTTTCATTTAAACCCCACATATCAAATTGGAATATTCCTTGTGACATTGGTGATCCGTCAAAGAATTTGTATGGTTCGTATTCTCCGTTTTTACAAAGTTTATTACTTTCAAAAATCGCAGCATAATAGATGGTTTCAAAAATTTGTTTGTTCAAAATTCTTGCTTCTTCTTCGGTAAAAATCAAATCAAGAAGATAAAATACATCTGCTAATCCTTGAGTTCCAATTGCAATTGCTCGTTGTTCCAAACCACCTTTAAGTCCTTTTTCCGTTGAGTAACTATTGATGTTAACCACTTTATTTAATGCTCTAACAACTTTTCTTACTTCCTCAAATAACAATTTGAAATCAAATTTATTGTTTTGAATGAAGTTCTTC